TAAGCAGTCCGAGTTGGTAGCTTTGGATATACTGAAGACAAATAAAGATACAGAGATTGCTGCATTAAAGGAAGAAAATGCTCGTCTCATTTCGGAACTTAATAAAAAATAGGTTTAACAATGATTACTGTAAAGCTCGTTAAGACATATGGACACATTCGTGAATCTTTTGACCTTAGCAAGGCCGAAATCGTTTCGGTTGACCCCGATTCAAAGGTGGTGCAAATTACATATTCTGGTAAAGAACACTTGATATCGGTGAAAGATGGTGGCAATATTTATATTCATGTGTATGGTATTCTGCCTAAGCGAACAGACAAAAACCATCCAGATGGCATGACTAAGAATGTAACTGATGCATTGCATCATATTAATTCGGTATATGAGCTGATTGACAATCAACCAGTACTGGAGGAATACATTATGTATAGATTATTCCCTGCAGAATTTGCTGGCGATATTGCCGCAAGCAAGATATAAAATATAATTTAACAAATAGTTTAGCAAATGAGGTAAAACTATGACTAAAGCAGACCTGCTTAAATTGCTTGAGCCTTTGTCCGATACTGATATTATTCATTGTCAGGTCAATTATACAACTAGCAAGACAGATAAAGCATATTCTCAATATGACCATACTACGGAGGTAGTTCCTATTACGAAGTTGTATATGCAGGAATCCCCGAAAGGTTCTAATAGAAATAATAAGGTAGCGTATTTGCAAGTAAATTTGCAAATTGACTAAATTCCTTATAGTTGAAATAAAAAATTTATTTTTAGGGTTTACAACTAGAAAATAAATTACTATATTTAAAAATAAGTAATTAAGATAAAATAGTTCGCTCCTCCACGGAAAGAAGGTCGTTACGTGAGAGGAATCAGCGGGGCCGCAAGGGATCCACATGGCCTTCTTAGTGGAAACCCAGAATCTCAAGATATGTGCCTTGAGGCTATTTTATAATTGTTAAAGAGAAATGGTGTATTATAATGAGTGATAAAGAACAACAACTTCTTGACTTGTTTGAAAAATATAAGAAAGACTTAGATATAAGAGCCAGATAATGACTTAGTGCTGTGTATCAGCTTCGATCTCTCGATCAAGCCGGTCTCTTCTGATGAGCTGTAACGCTCTATCACTCCGACACGTCTACCGTATCTTTGATTTGCGAGGCTTGCTACCTTAGTCCAGAATGCGCCGTGTCCTGACCGATAGTCCCTCGTGTTTGGATTTTCCATCTGATCGTACAGATGTATCATCTCGTGAAGTATAGTGTTAGCGAGGCACTTCAAATTGTCCAGAAGATACCGGTTGAGATAGATGCGCTTCTTTCGACCGTCGAAGTACGATATGCCGCTGACTCCATCGAAGCGTTCGACGCTGAACCAAGACTTAGCCTCTTCGGTGTCTGTAGTGATCCTGCATCGTCCAATTCTCTTCTTGAAGTTACGATAGAAGAAGTCTCGGTCGAAGAAATTGTAGATTCTCATAGCGTCAGACAGAGAGTATCTCATCGGATTCTCCTATCGTTTCTATCGCTAGAAGCCTACGTCGTCATCTCCAGACAGATCTTCATCTTCGTCTTCGGGAGCAGACTCTTCTTTGTTGGCCTTCTCAGCTTCGAGAAGCGCCTCTGACTCTTCCTTGATCCACTGCTGATTCTTGAGAATGTCCGAATCTGACATGTGCAAGATGGACTGATAGAGATATTGTCTCGAGATGAGTGCTTTAGGCTCATCAGAGTCTGCTTTCGAGTTAGCTAGAGTCGGAAGCATAGACTGTAGCTGGCTCAGAATACCACCCATCTTTTCCCATACTCCGAGCTGACGGATCTTCTCGAAGCTGTTAGCTCCGTTGAGATTGATGTTGTATAGAGCCGGATCGAGATACTTCTTCTTAAAGCCTGACAGCTTAAGCTGTACTAAGAACGTGTGCTTGATAATCTGATCGCAGTATCGCTGTCCGAGCTCACGGCACATCTCTTGGAATGAGATCTCGTTGACTTCTTGTTCTGGAGAGACCGAGTACTGAGTTCCGCCACCTTCTGAATTAGCCCACCGCTGAGTCGGAAACAGAAGGGCATCCATGACTTGCTGCTGAAACATCTTCACGTCATCCATCTGACCGTTGAACTCAGTCGATGACTTGATGGGCTCGACTGTCGTTCCGTTTCCTTGGTCAGTCTTGCCGACGAAGATGTCTTCAGTGAAACTCTGTACATTCTTTGACGACTCGATGACTCCAGTGACTGGATTGATAGTCAGCGTCTTTCTGTACTTGTTCTTCACATCGTTCACGATAGCAGCTGCTTTAGCGTCGTTAGCTCGTCCGATGAATACGTTCCACAGCCTTCTCTCTGGAGCTCTGTTGATTCTCGTCACAGTCAGAGCATCTTCGATAGCTCTGAGCTGGTTCAGAGGTCTGATAGCTGCGTCGAGATGTCCCCTGACGTCATTTCGATTAGCGCCCCACATGCCGTAGTCAGAGTACGATATTTGGTCAAGCGTGAACTTCTTTACGTCTCCAGTAGCGTTCAGATCGATCATCCTAGGATCCTGGATATATCCAGTCGCTCTACCCTCCTCGTATATCACTAGTGAGCAGTATGCTGGAAGTATCTTGACGCCTACTAGCTTAGTTCCACCGTCGTTAGAGCAGTTCTCGACGAACTGCTCGCCGTCGACCAGCCATCTTCTCAGCATCTCTCGAACACTGCTACTTCCTCCGAAGACACAGTTGATCACGTAGTCGAACTGTTCTTTTAGAGATTTGTACTCTGTATTGTTGAACTTGTCTGCGTATGCTTTCGTGATGTTGAATGTAGCGATCTCGTTGTCAGCGTTAGGCTTGCACATCTCGTTGACCATCACTAGAATAGCTTTCTTGACGAGCGGATAGTTGAACATGCTGCGGTAGAAAGCGATCTTCTGCTTCTTGTTCTCGAACACGGCATCGAATAGTATCGACTGCTGCTCTGGATTGACTGAGTCGCCATTCTGATAGCCCAATCCACCAGCTGCGCTCCAGTTTGTCTGATCTTCGTCGAGACCGATCGAGTTGTTTCTTGCTTCGAGCTCGCGAAGCGTCTGGGCGTCTTCTTCGTTCTTCAAGAAATTGCTGCTCAGAAAGTTCAAAAAGTTCAAATTCATCTGGGACTCTCCCTTATACTCTATTTATCGGAGTTAGTTCACTAGCCCAAAGATCTCGTTCTCTGTGATGGCTCTGAACGTGAATCCTCGCTTAGCTGCCCACAGCTTAGCGGCTTCCCATTTCTCCGCATTTCGACGTATCACCTGGCACTTCTCTTGCCACTTCAACAGACTCTTCTGAGTCTTTCGCTTTGGGGCAGCTGGATAGATGACATTTCCGTTCTCGTCGAGCTTCTCTGCTTGATTGTCTGGCTTCACTTCCACTGCATACTTCTGTATCTTTCCAGACTTGTCCCTCAGGATGATGAGAAAGTCTAAGATGTACTTGTGGTTGCGATTGTCGATCTGAGAGTAGTAAGGGATCTCTACGACTTCAGAGCCCCAAGACAGAATGTCTAGCTCCATGTCGCAGAAGTTGCACATGATCTGCTCCCATGAGCTTCTGTACGTGATCGGAAGTGTCTTGTCAGGGTATAGTTTTCCGTTGAAGTTCAGGCACTTCTCTGGATGCTTAGGAACGAAAGTTCCCTGATAGTAGTTTTTCGCAAAGACAGACATGATTTATTTACAACAAAAAAGTAAGGCTGGATCTATGGAAGGTCCACACTCTTTTTTGGCAGTAGAAAAAACCTACTTCCTAGTCGAAGCGACGTAGCACTCTTTATCGAACGACCAACGCTTGAACATCATACGATCAATGCACTTCTTTCGCCACTTCTCAGTCCTCTTGAGCCATTTCGAGTGGCCCTTCATGTCTATATGCTGAATGTTGAGTGCAAACTCTTTTCTGAATATCGATACTACGGTAGCTAGTCTTCTGTCGATTTCGCAGTAAATGTCTGTATTCATTTTTAGTTCTCCTTATGGTTGAAGTTAGTCTTCTTCCTCATCGACTTCTGGGGTATCACTCTTCTGCGGAAGCGGAAATTCTTCTTTTACTCGTGCTAGTTCAAGTGATTTGTACTGATCTGGATATCTAGTAAAGTAAGGTCTCAGCTCTTCAATAGTGAACTTGTTTCTTCGTTTCAGATACAGAACAGCGTCGTTGATGTCCTTTATGTCGTTCGGCAGATTGTAAGCGAACAGAAAGATGTTCCAGACGAAGACTGGTCGATTTTGATTGACTCGCTTCCAAGCGTTCTTTCGTCCAGCTTTGTCGTTGTCGAATATGAACCAGCAGTCGAGTCCGTTCAGCTTAGCGTCGAGCTCGCCAGAAGATCCAGCCCCGACAGTCGCAGTCGAGTTCTCGACGAACATGCTGTCGATGGGTCCCTCTAGCACAGCTATCGGCTTCGACTTGTCGACGAAGTCCCAGTTGTACAGTGCGGTGCTTCCCACTCTGGATAAGTACTTGACGTCATTATCCTTGTCAAGAGTGCGTCCCTGGAAGAATTCGATCTTTCCGTCCTTGTCGTAGAACGGAATGATCACACGTCCGCGATACTTGTCTTCGTCGCAGTAGTAGAAACGCTTCCAGACCTCTTCAGGAATCAAGCGGCTCTTGCAGAAGTGAATAGCAGCTAGCTGGTACTTGCCGGGCTTGTCGATCTTCTTGAAGAAGCGTGTCGATTTGCGGTCTTTCTCGATCGCTCTCTGCAGGTCTTGCTTCGCTTTGATCAGGTCATCTGCCCTCTTGCGTTCGATAATAGCCTTAAGCGCATCGGCTTCCTTCTCGTCTTTCTTGCCATACTCCTTCAACTCTTCGACGTACTGGTCGTAGAGGCTAGAGTTTACTTCCTTCAGCCACTTAGTAGCGAGAATTCCGTGATCAGCGCAACGGCAAGAGGCTCTCCAGCACGTATAGCACCAGCGATAGGTGTTTGTGAGCCATAGAGTGCCCTTTAAGTCCTTGTCTCCGCAGAACGGACAGTTTACCTTGATCTCTCTTCCTCTTCCCTTGTGGCGGACCATATCGACCGCACGACGGATGTACTTCTCGAGAAGGAAAGTCTTAGTCTGATCATCAACTTGATTCATTTCACTGCTAATTCTTAAAAACATTTAAGACGATAACATCATGATATCGTCTTTTTATAATATAGTTATTTGTGTGGATTGAACTAATTCGGAACATCTGCAAGAGAAGGTCGTGACTAAGTCGGAACGTGTCTCAGTACGTTCTGTTCGACTTGTATGCAGATATTTCGAGCTTCTTCGATCGTCTTGCATGGTATGACACCGACATTGCTCTGAGCGGTGAAGACGTTCATCTTCCCCAGAATTTCCTTGCAGTCTATCAGTGCAGTGCAAGATCTCAGCGTAATGTACTTCGACTTTGGATGATATACCAAGAAGTAGTTGACTCCCTCGAGATCCATCTGCTTGCTGATCTCGGCATAATACTCGTTAGCCGTGACCATTCGACCGTTGAATCCTAGCTGAAGCTGGCTGAGAGACTCATAGTACAGCTTCCAGTCTCTGACATGCTCTGACAATATGTCTCTCTCTGACTGTGTCAGAGCAAGCTTTCCGCCGCATGACCATCGCTTCATGAAGATATAAGGGCTCTCAGACTTCCAGAACAGCGTGTTGAAGTGGAAAGAACGAGGGTCAGTCAGTCTCCATAGCTCGAAGTCGTCAGCGAGGAATGCTATCTCTTCGTATCTCTCTAGATCGACCATCAAGCGCTTGTAGTACATGTAGACCATCATAGCTCCAGAGTAGTCCTGATTGACGTGATAGTCTCGATTTCCTATAGACTTCCACCAGTTAGCGTTCTCGTGATGGTCGAAAATTACGACGGGCTTCTTGAAGTTTTTAACGAAGTCTCTGCTCTGAGTCGGTGCGATGTTCGTAAATATCACTACGTCTATCTTATCACCATCTTCGATCATAGCTCTAGTCATCTCGTCAGGCTTTCGATATGACATGAATATCGTCTTGCAGTTCTTGTAATACGCCTTGAGAATCACAGACGCTATGGCCCCATTGAGGCTCCACGACGTGAAGTTAAGAACTCTAAGATTTCGATCTCTCAGTTGCATGTTTTGACCTCTCGTTGTTCGAGTTGCTTATGAAATATAGGAATTTTTAAGAGAAATCTAAATAAAAAAGCTGCAGAAATTTTCATCTCTGCAGCTTTTTATTGCACTTCGTGAGCCCTCTAAAGAAAGATAGGAGTAAAAGAGAGCATGAGTTGGTCTTGAGAGCTCAACCAGTTCTTTGTAAATTATTCTTTACGTTAAGCTGCTCAGGAAGTCGTCGATCCCTTCAGATGACGGCTTCTCTTCGAACGGCTCAGCTTCACTCTGCACTGACTCGTTCAGAGCTGCAGTATTTCCGTTGTCGATGCCCGGAATGATTGGCTCGTAAGTAGCCTTTCCGTCTGAATCGACTCCTCTCTTGAACAGCTTCTCGCCATCTGAGAACTTCTCGTATAGATCGAGAACTCCAGCGAATGTCTCGCTGCTAGTGTCTTTCTCGCACACTTTAAGCTCGTACAGCTTGTCGTCGATAGCCTGGATCTCTTCTTCAGACAGCGGATTGTTGTTCTTGTCGGAGATCGGCTTCTTGTCGCCGAAGTAAGATTCTTTCGGATTCGGACCGTAGACTCCATCAGTCGCCTTGAAGATCAAGTTAGCGCCATTGTAGTAGTCGAAGACGTTGACACCCTTGATGAATCCTTTGTCGGGATCGTTCTTGTCGGCCATCTTATCGAGAATGAGTTCCATGATCTGAATGCCGTACTTGAAGCGGTACACCTTGCCCTCGGTCTCTGGAGCCACGGTGTTTCTCACTACTAGTACGTTAGATACGAACTGACGCTTAGCTTTCTTCTTAGCATATTCCTTAGCTTTTTCTTTCGGAAATGCATTGAATACGGCCGAGTTCCAGTCGCAGATGGGACACTTGTGACCGGCCTTTCTCAAGCAGTCGATCACGTGCCACTTGCCGTCCGATCCCTTGAAAGAATGTGTTCTGTTCTCGATGAACGGAGCAGCTTCTGTCTTAGGCTGTGGAAGCAGTCTCAGAACGATCTCGCACTTGCCGTTCACCATCGTCGGAACGAACTCGTTCTCAATCGAAAAAGAGCTACCAGTCTTCTTGGCAGCCACGTTCTTTATCTGTTCGAAATAGTTGTCGAAGTCTCTTTCAATCATTATTTTACCTTTGTTAACTTTGCTTTATTGTGTTCTTACAGTCTCCCACGAGGGTTTCTCGCTTGGACATATTATATATAGTAAATAATTTTCACTTCATAATTCGAGCTAGTGACAATTCGAGTCATGCTCTCTTGTGAAACCAAACATCTTTAAGATCGAAGCCGTCTTTGACGAGCCATTGGACCATTTTGATGAACCTCTTGTACTCTTCTTCTGCTCGACTGAGATCTATTCCAAAACCGTCGTTCAGCTTCCACAGATGCAAGTAGACGTGAAGTCCTATCCTTCCATCGCATAGCATATCATACAAGACATTGGTCTGGTCGTCTCGGAGATTCAGTACGCTGACTACTCGTTCAGATTCGCTCTTGAGCAGATCCAGCTGCTTCTTTAGATTTTCCGGCTTGTAAAGATCGATGCATTCTAGCTTTCCGATAGCTTCTATGTCGACTGCATTGTAGACCTGTTTCTTCTTGTCGGGGTTCTTCTTGGAGGATTTCAAGTACAGACTGCCGTCTTTCTTGCGCTTGAAGAAGCACCCATGATTCTTTCTGATGTACTCTCCGACTATGTACACTTTCAGAGTCTTCAAGTTCAGCTGTCCGCACTCTATCGCGTTAGCTAGATTGATGCAGCGCTCTCGACCAATCTTGTCTACGATTGGCTGCTTTCCATAAGCGACTGAACGTTCCATCTCTTCTTGTGCGACTGGCCAAGCTGCTTCGCTGAACACGTTTCCGAGGCTTAGAGTCTTGCTAGACTTTCGAATCTCTTTGTTGAAGAGATAGAGTATGCTATATATGTCGTTCGTTGTCATAGTCACTTGATCAGAAACTTGCTCGTCCTTTCGACAGACATTCCGTTCTTCTTCTGAAGCTCTAGATATAGAGCGTCGTATAGGTTGGTCTGTAATAGTGTCAGAAGCTGTTCTTCATCGAAGAATTCCTCGACGAGATACTTACACATGTCGATTACGCTAACTTCGTGGTCGCGGTGTATGTGCTCGAGGACGCTGTTGAAGAGAATGAACGAGTTCAAATCTTTCTTCTTGATGATCGGAATCAGACACTTAGGAAGTCTGGTCTCTTCGTCGAGATCGTACATGTCGTATCCCTGCCTTCTGAGCAGATCAAAGAACTCAGACTTCGCAGTCTCTCGTTCGAGAGCTTCTATCTTTATGTCGCTGTTTATCATGTTCTAGTTCCCCTTACAGTATCGAATTTATCGCGTCAAGATCGACTTTCGCAGTCGCTACGTAAGCTTGATCAGCAGTATCTACGTTTGATGCGTTCTCAGTCGCCTGAACAGGAGTATTTTCTGTTGTATCGTTAGTCTGCATCTGAACGTTAGGCGTAGTAGATGTCTGTGGAATAGTAGTCATAGATGGAGTTCTACTCGTCGGAGACGTATTCAAGTCGTATATCTGCTGCTTGTCGATGCATACGCCGATCATAACTTCAGTCCCCTTGTTGTTCTTCAAGCGTGTCTTAGCGACCTTCAGCTTGTACATGCCGTTCTCCATCATCGTCTGATCCTGAGTCGTAGCGAACATAGCGTCGACTTTGGTAGTCGATCCGAAAGAGTCTGCTATGTCAGTCAATCCGACTGATGCACTATCAGCTCCTCCACGATTGACCTGGAAACCAGTCACAGTCGGTATTCCCAATTTCATGCAGATAGAGCCTCGCCATTCCGCTACGACTTTCTGAAGAATCGTGTTCGTGTTCAGATTCGGATTCGGACGTCCGTTCGGGATCATGCATCCTACATAGTCTAGAAAGATGACGTCAGGCTCAAATTTCTTCTTCTCTTTCAAGTCCTTCAAGAGTGTTCTGACACGCATCGTATTGACAGCAGCTTCTTCCATCTCGACGATCTTCAAGTGAGTCTGAGACAGCGATTTGATCTTGTTCTTGAGAGCGACGAAGGAGTTCTTGTTGAGCATCTTGAGCTGTTCCTGCGTGATGTCGCACAGGTTCTGCATCATTCTTGTCGCTATCTTTGTCTTCGAGTCTTCGAACGTGATGTATAGCACGTTCTTGCCTCTCGCCATGATGTTGGACGCCATACAGCTCATCATCAGAGTCTTTCCGACGTTTGTAGGAGCTAGAATGCCTATCATGACTTTGTCTGGAATGCCTCCGTTCATGAGGTTGTCGATCTCTTTGATGCCCGTCGGAATGATCTTGACAGCTTGGATCATCTCTTCATAGACTTCGTCAAGGTCGTCAACGAGGTCGAATCCGACGTCTGTGTCGAAGCTGAACGACTCAGCGTCAGCCATCATCTGAGCGAACGAGTCGCCTGGAGGAGGTTCGCCGTGAGAGAACAAGTATTCTTGCACTTTCAGAGTCACTTCATACATGAGCTTCTTTCGGATAAACATTTGAATATCGTCGAGAATAGATTCGCTCTGCGCCTCTTCGTCTGGAATAGCGATAGCGGCGTCAAACTCTTCGAGAACGCCCATGTCGTTTCTGAGCATAGTTCTCGACTCGATGACGGAAGGGAATCTGCCCCACTTCTCCATGTAGTCGATGATCTTCGATATGATAGTGCTGATATTCTGATTCTCTCTGAACCAGTCGTCTTTCAGAAACGGAGTGACTCTATCACGGACTTCTTGGTTCGCATAAAGGGTCTTCAGGATTAGATGCGGAAACTGTACTTGTATTTCGGACATATATGTATTTAAAATAGAAAAAAGAGGCCAGAAGAAATTTCTTTCATCTAGCCTCTCGTGAGAATGAAAATTTGATTATTCAGACTTTTCAGCGTCGATCTCTTCCTGAGAATATTTCTGGAAGATTCCGGTGCCGTCGAGTTCGAGATCTTCGTTCTCGTCGCCATATTCAGCTTCAAACTGAGCTTCCTCGTCGCCAGCGTTGATGACGGGCATAGCTTCATCAGTGATCTCGGCAGCGCCGTCAATGAGAGCCATGACGTCAACAGAAGCGGAGATCAGCTTAGCGTTGACGAAGCTGTACTTGTCTTCGCAGTAGCCGACGAACTTCTGGTCACGATAGAGCGGAACCCAGAAGGCAGAGCAGTAGAGCTCAGACTCTTTCCACATCTTCTTGACTTCGCCAGTTTCCTTGTCGACGTCGTAGTCGGTTCTAGCGTAGTAGCCGGGCTTCGGCTTGAAGACGACTTCAGCTTCCATAGCGTCGTCGAGAAGACCGAAGAACGGATCCAGACCTCCGTCATGACGTATGAGATACTTCGTCTTGAGGAATTCCTTGGCGCCACGACCCTTCTTTACGCCGACTGTAACGACCTTTCCGAGGATGTTGTCCTGAGCATCTTTGTACTTAGCAGCAGAGGAAGCGAGTCCGATAGAGTCAGAGTTGAAGAACAAGCGCTTACCGCCAGGAATCTTGAACTTCTCGCCATACTGTTCGAGTGAGCTGTACACGTGGTTGATCACGAACGTCGTGTTGCCGCAGGCATTGATGATGTTTGCGAGCTCGTTCTTGAACTTAGCGCCAGACATGTTCACAGAGGAAGATGCCTCTTCTGCCTTCTCCATCACCTGAACTTCCACGATAGGACCCCAAGAGTCCATCAGGACGAACGTGTTCATAGCCTCTTCACGGGTCTTTCCCTTGTTGATACGAGCGAAGATCTGCTTGAGCTCGTTGATCTTGGAGGTCTGGTAGATCACGATCTTGTCCAGATCGATGCCCAGCTGCTTGAGGAGGTCGAGGTTGATAGCGTGTTCCGTGTCGATTACGACGCATGCCATGCCAGATCGGTAGGCGCACTGTAGAAGGTTGTAGCCGATCAATGACTTACCGAGCTGAGAGTCAGCAGCCATCGACGTGATAGCGCCCTTCTTGATGCCGCCACGGATCTTGCCCGAGAAGACGAGGTTGAGTGGAATGACGTTCGTGTTGAGCCATTCGTACTTCATCGCTTCTGGATTGATAACGAGCTTGTTCAGCTCCTTGTCTTTCTTGAGCTCACGGATGATCTCGTCAGCTTTCGTGAACGCCGCAGGACCTGTTCCGAAGTCGTTTGTACTTACCTTTCCGATATCCTTAGCTTTCTTTTCTTTTCTTGCCATAATTATTCCTTCTCATCCGTTGTGGATGATAGTGTAAATATACTCATTTTGCAGCGATTTTTATTTCATGATAGTGCTCAAATCTGGTGAACAAAAATATGAGAAAATCTCAATTTTGCTGTTTAGATTTCTCTTGAAATTACCTATATTATAAGAGAAACTTCAACAAAGGACCACGCATGAACAACTTATTCACTCACAAAGCGATGACAGCGGTGCTCAAGCCGAACACAGTCATGGACGACAGTCAGTTCGACTACAACCAGGCATACTTGGACTTCTTCGAATACATGGCGCAAAATGGCTGCATCGAATATGACAATCCTGAGTATCTCCGCAATACTATTAACGAATTTGGAAAGAAGTTCGTTGAAGAGTACAAGACCAAGTTTCTCGCTATCGCGTCTGAGAAGGATATCGAGACCGCTATTGAGCAGAATAAGAAGATCAGTATCGACGAATACTTCTTCGATCTTCGATTGAAGTATGTCGGAAATCTTTTCGAAGCGATCATGCAGTGCTACTTCTCGCTAGCTAATGTGCGTGACCCTAGACTGCAGCAGTTCACTGGATACGAAGAGGTCAACGGTGGGGACTGGGACTTCAAGGGTGTAGACGCATGGCTAACTGAACCAACTTACGGCATCAAGATTCCAGTCAACGCTAAGCACAAGACGCTCGAAGAGATCAGGGAGTTTGCGCCTTTCCAGAAGCTCCAGAGCGCAAGCCGTGAAATCGTAAAGGAACTCAAGAAGAAGTCCCCAGAAGCGGCTCTGGCTGCTCTAGACTGCCCGTCTGGCATACTCTTCACTGACATCGTTGCTAAGCCTCTTCTCCCTGATAAGTTCCCTAACGTGATCGTTATCGACAGTTGGACGCTGTTCCAAGCTCTCGGAAAGGGTGCTGTGCCCAACAAGTCCTTCTGGGAAGCTTCGCTTGAACTTATGAAGAAATAAAAGCAAGAAAAATTAAGATTTTCTCAAATTCTGAGTTTAGAGAAATCCAGAATTTTCTTATATTATAAGAGAAATCATAACAACCTTTCTCTAGGAGAAACTCATGGAATACCGCTGGAACAAGAACTGGGCTGCTAAGTATATCGCAGGCGTAACTGATAAGAAGATCCTGGTCGTGAACGACTTTCAACTAGCGCTTAAGCTGTCTCAGAACAACTCTGTTACTTATCTCACTGATGATCACGACTGCTATTATGACTTCTTAGAAATGGTATCTCCTCTAAATAATGTAAATTTTGGAATGGACGACTCTGTCCATCTGGTCGAGTACAAGGGCGACTACACGAAGGAGATCACTGGTATGAAATTTGACTTGATCGTTGGCAATCCTCCTTATGACCGTTCTCTTCACTTGAAGATACTTGAGCACCTGCTTCCTTACGCTAAAGAGATCGTATGGATCAGTCCAGTTCGCTGGCTTCAAGATCCATTGGCTAAGTACAAGAAGACTTCTGATCTGTTGAAGTACAAAGACACTATCTTGAAGAAGCTGAAAGAGGTTGAAGTAGTTAGCGCTAAGGATGCTATAACTATGTTTGATGACGCTAGATTCACTATGGACTTAGCTATCTATCATATCGAAGATGCCTCTATCGAAGATGCCTCTATCGAAGAATCTAACACAACTTCATTCGACCCAAGACCTCTATACGAGAATGAATGGCTTATTGAGCGAGTAGTAGATAGAGTAGTAAATGGAGATATTGATTCCATAGCAGATCACTATCTCGACAAATCCACTCTTGATATGAATATCCCGTTTGTTAGATTCAGCGATATTCATGGTCATAAGCACGGAAACGACTGGCATGTATTTATGTCTCCGGATCACCGAGTAGCTTTCGACAAGAACGCTAAGAAGGTTGGTGGCTTGAACTTCGATACTCAAGAAGAAGCCGAGAATTTCTTCAACTACATGCAGACTGACATCATCAAGTTCTTGGGAATCACGATCAAGCGGGACGTTCACGTCCCGCTTAGCTTCATCCCTTACATGAATGACTACACTCGTCCTTGGACAGACGAAGATCTCTTCCAGCTCTTCAATATCACAGAAGATGAACAGAGGATTATCCATGACACTGTAAATCTGCTACGCTAAAGTAAGCTATCGCTAAAGGAAATTTCTAAATGAGCATTTACGATTACGACAACGACTTTGAACGCTGGAACAAGAACTGGGCTGCTAAGTATATCGCAGGCGTAACTGATAAGAAGATCTTGGTCGTGAACGACCTACAGCTAGCTCGAAAGCTCGCTGTGAGCAACTCGGTTACTTATCTCACTGATGATGAGAAATCCTATCACACTTTCCTCAAAATGGTATCTCCTCTAAATAATGTAAATTTTGGAATGGACGACTCCGTCCATCTGGTCGACTACAAAGGCGACTACACGAAGGAGATCACTGGTATGAAATTTGACTTGATCGTTGGCAATCCTCCCTATGAAGGCGCAGGTAAGCCTCTATATCTTCAAATCTTAGCTCATCTGATGCCGTATGCTAAAGAAGTCGTATGGATCTGCCCTACGCAATGGACTAAGGCTTGGAAAGATATTCCATACACAGCAGAACTCAAGAAGACTACGCTCAATTGCTTGATCGATCACGAAAATATGGCTTCTCCTTTCGAAGAGGCAAATCTCTTCAATGAAGTTGCAGTATATCACTTTGGAGAATCTGATAAGTATGAGAACTACAAAGATCTTTATTACGAAAGATTCGAAAATCCAGTAATTGCTAAATCCATTATTTCAAAGTTGGCCAATTTCGAAAACCATTTATCTGATTTTATAAATACCGGAAAAGGAAATTATTATGCGGTGATTGCTAGAATAAGAGGAAATGTCCTCTTAGGTAAACCGAAATGGGATTGGGTAACTCTTTTTGGTGAAGATCAGAGAACTTCTTTCAATGCGCCTAAAACAACGACCTCTCAGAAACAATACAAATATTTCAGATTTGATACTAAGAGTGAGTGGAGTAACTTCATAGAAGCTACTGAGACAGATATATCTGCATTTGCATTATATGCAGCTAAGATTAGTTCAAATTTGAACTCTAAAGATATTGCTCTCATGCCTTGGCTCGGTGACTATACACGCTCTTGGAACGACGATCAGATAGCTGCTGAGCTCGGCTTGACGAAAGAAGAAGTTGAGTACATTCACGAAGAGATGAAGAACTTCGGCTGGAAGTGCGCAAAGAAGACAGCTAAGAAGGCAAAGAAATGAGCATCTACGATTACGACAACGACTTCAATCACTACGAGCACGCTGACAAGAAAGAGCGTCAGAAGATCGGCCAAGTATGGACGCCTTACGACACGATCGCTAAGATGATGGACAAGTGGCCCAGTGAGAACTGGAAGGATCAGTCTAAGACTATGCTAGATCCGACTATGGGAGCTGGAAACATCGTCATAGCTATGCTATATCGCCGAATCGTAGAGCACGGACAAGATCCCATCGCTGCTCTCAAGAACACCTACGGCGTAGAGCTAGATCCGCCCACTTACAAGTACGCTCAGAAGCGCATCATCAAGTTCATGAAGAACTTCACGAACGAAGAGGTCAGAGATATCGTAAAGCATAACTTCGTCAACTCTGACATCTTCGAATGGGACGTAGATAAGTGGAAGAGCAAGAAAGATCGAAAGTCGAAGTTTCTCATTAAGTGAGGGATAACAGATATAAAAGTTGTTTCTCGTTTGAAATGCTTCTACTCATTTAAAGTTCATGCTCTAGTATGCTAGCTAATAAGGATTTGCCGATCTTCTTTGATTTATCAGATATTGCAGAGGATTTTGGCTATACTGACAATATTGAGATTATACAAACCCACGATGGTGTGCATATTAAAACAAAACAGGAGAAATGACAGATGATTACACAACAGAATAATACTACGAAAGTAAAACCTCTGACAACAGAAGTAGAACAGATCGACTGGTTGAATAAGAAGATACAGAATTTAGAGTATCTGATAAAATATGATTCTAATATTGATGCTGAAGAGACAGAGTGCTCTTTACAGATGCTCAGAGAATTACTTTCTACTAAAATGGCTACTTGTCGTGCCAATGCGGTCAGGAAAATAAAGGATAATCTATCTAGAGAGGTAGCTGATTTTCTAAAAGATTTTGGTACGGATCTCACTGATGCAGAAAAAATGAGTATTAAATCTCTAGTCTGTTTACGGACTAAGTGTTAAAATTTCATATATTTGATAATGTTATTTCAACAATAAGGATAACTAATATGAGAGAACTAGACATGAATGCAAACAGATTGAAGACAGAAGAGCAGAAGATTCATTGGCTTGAGAACGAGATCAAGGACCTAGAATATGTCCTTTCTTCTGACTGCATTAACAGAAACCTTAAGCTGAACCAGCTTCAGATGTACAGAGAGTTTCTTGCCGTAAAGCGAGAACAAATGAATGAATCTACGAGTGAACAAGAGAAACTTGGCAAGCTTAAAGTCAGGGTTTTGGATCTTGTCTTCTGTGAGGCTTCCGATGATCCCGAGCTTGTCGCTATGGCAGATGTCGAAGTTACTAACGATACTTCAGTCGAGACCCTCAATGGTCTCGACCTTAGGCATAACGACACTACTGGAATCTACAGTATTGTCGAGCCAGAGCTTCCATCAGGCGTATGTATAAATGGATTTACATGTAGAGCAATTACAAGTGCCGTTGCTGCTCGTTATGAACAAATAAAGAATTCAGATGGAAAGCTTGAAAAGCTCGATACCGCTACGAGCATTGATCGAAAGGAGTATGACGAGTTTCTCAAAGTGATTTATGAACATTTCGACAGAGACGACATGGATATCGGTGATTGTCTCGAAGAGTGCAAGTTGAAGTTAAAGGCAGCAAATGCATACATCAACTACTTAGAAGATGTCAATAAAGCAGGCAATAAAGACCAGATCAACAAGCTGTTTACTGAAATGTTCGAAACTAGTATAAAATCAGCTGTCGATGACAGCTTGGCCAAGATCGAAACTACATGCATCACTGCATTAGATAAGTTCTGTCAGCAGATGGACTCATCCGCATACGATAAAGAGTGATTTTTCTAGTAGTCACAAAAGGATAATCAGAATGCTCAAGACTAGTCTTGAGCATTTTTTTTGCTAAAGTTCGTGTTCAAGTATAGAATGCAGCTCTTTGAAGGTAACTATAGACTCTATACCATTACGACGGATCTTGACTAGTTGTTCTCCATCACAGCAAGCATATTCCTGAGCGAAGTGCTTGACGCCGTAGTCACGAATGATTCTAGCTTTCCAAGCTTCATCACGTCCATCGATCTCGAACCATTGCACCTTACAGGGAATGAACGAGTTCTCCCCAGCGACAGCTTTCTGCCAGATGTCTGCAAAGTGATTCATTCCGTTAGGAGTAGAGATCAAGATCAGCTCAGCTTCCGGGTCAGATGCTTGCACAGGCATAACTGACATGATGAAGTCATCAGCGATAGAGTCATCCAAGTGAGCGAACTCGTCCACGAGCATGTAGTTTACTGACTTACCACGAATAGCCGAGGAAGAAGATGCTGCAGCGAAGATCTTGTTGCCGTTGTCGAGTCCTATGCAGCTCTTAGACCATCCTCCACGCTGAGGATCGATTCCTTGCTGCATCCATAGAGGCAGTCTCACGTAAGCGTCTCTGATACGAGCTATGATCTCTAGAGCTTGGTTCAGCTTGTTAGCGAGGATAGCGATCGTCTTGTCTTCTTCGAACAGCAGCTTCCATGTGAGATACAGCGTAGCGATCGTCGTTTTTCCCGACTGACGACCCTGCATGATGATGCGGTTGTTCTTTCCCTCTACCTTTGCGCAAAGCGTCTTGATCTCACGGATCTGGTACTCACGCAGAGGGATCGGCATAGATCCTTTAGGAGTCAAGATATAGAAGTACTTAGCGAAGTGGAAGATGTCAGTCTTGCACTTGATGTACTCTTCGAGCTGCTCTGGTGTCATCTCGATCTTCTCTTTGTGTCCTCTGATATTGTCTGCGCCTTGGAACATTTTATTGAAATTCCTTCAAGTTTTTGAGATTTTCTCAATTTTATGGTTTAGAGTTTCTCCGGAATTACTTATATTTATCATGTAACTTCAACAAAAGGACCAGCTATGCCGCAATTCACTGCTCTCATCGTAACTCGCCGCAAGGACGGCGTTCCCTCTACCTACACTCTCACTCACGAGATCGAAAATCGTATCGCTATGTTCGAATATGTCATCAAGCGCTACACGAACAAGTACGAAGAGGTAGAAACTATCACAATCCTTTCGGAGGAGAAGTAATCATGAAGCGAACTGTCTATATTCCTGTTGAAATTGAATGCAACGACGAATATCCCATCACAGAAAGCGAAGCACTGCAGATCGTCAGCTCAATGGCTGAAGATTGCCGTAACGGCTTCTTTAGCAGCGACAACATGTGGGATCGTGCGAGCGAGGTGCTCGGCGAGTATGGTATGATTGATTTTGGCTACACAATTAAGAGTCCAGTAGGCGAGATCAAGCTTAAGGACTAAATACTAGCAGAGGAAAACAACTAAAGGAGTAAGCTATGGCTGTGACTCTATGGATTCTTCGCCACAACGGCGAACCGATTTTAAAGTTTGGCCCCTCGCGCTATACCGAGGATAGCGAGGACAAACTTTTAATCGACTATGTGTGCAAGGAAATCCACAAGCAACCCCGTTGCAAGGTTTCCCTTAACCATACCTGGTATGAGGGTAAGCCGAGCATTTCCGGCAAGGTCGCCATGGACTACAATGGTCCCAAGGACAACCGCAAACTGCGATACATGATTAAGCGACAATGCCGATGGTTTTGGACGCATGTCTATAATATCTTTGTCGATAGTCCCGATGGTCTCCGTATCATCGACTTCGAACTGGAATACATCGACCTCTAAGGAGAAAAGCTATGAGAAAACTGAAAGCACACAGAATAGTGGGAATGAATGAAGAATGTGCTCGTATCGAAAATGATTTCTACCTCAAGTCCGAAGCCGACAAGGTGATTGCGGAACTCAAAAATGAGAACGAACGACTGAAGGAACAGTCATCGTGTACATTCAGTGATGACTGCCTTCGATTGCGGCAAACCAAAAGAAAACTTCGTCATCAAAAGTACAAGCGGTGCATGGCTATGGCGAATGGATGCGAATACCTTTGCGCTCACTACCAATTCAGAGAAGTTTACGAAAAGAGAGATTTTTTTAGAAAGTGGATGTTCCGTTGGTTCACGATTGCCGAGCAGTTCAAGGAGCAAAGATAGCCTATGAAGGGATACGATCCTAACGATCCAGTCGAGACTCGCCTCTGGAAGGCGAACTGCTTCTGGAAGAGCATGATCCGAAAAGGGCAAGACCCATATCAGGCTCTACGTATAGCTAGCAACTACTACCACGTCATCGAAGATGAAGTAGAGCAGTATCAAGTTCCAGATGACGTCGAAGGAGACGACGTCTGGTTCATGATCGATGGTTGGTGCCCAGTCTCAGCGTCTGAGATGCTAGACGAAGGACCGTTTCACTAAAAACACAAAGACGGCGCTGATTACTCCAGTCAGCGCCGTTATTGTAATCAGTCTATTGTTAGTCTATTTTTAGTCTACGCCGAAGTCTACATCGTCGGCTTTGCATGCAGCTCCGATGGCGTCGCAGATAGCTTCTCCAGGAACAAGATGCTCTTCAACAGCCTCGAAGTCGATGTGAATGTATCTCTTTCCTTCGTGCCATTCTGGATCGATCTCGTCAGAGATGCCAGTTATGCCCTTGTGATTGCGAATGTAGTTGATTATCCCATCGGCAATAGCGATCTTAGCTTTGTCTGAGAATTCTAGCATCACTTCACCTCCAAGAGCACTTTTCTGAACTCAGAGTCGCCAGCCATCGTCTGTTCGAGCGTCTCTAGCGTCTTGTCGTCATACTTCATCTGGATCAGCTTTCTAGTCTTCGGAGAGATGCATAGAGTAGCCAAGTCGTCAGCGTTGCACTCACCCCAACCCTTCATTCGAGTGATCGTGTACTGCTTGCACTTCGCTTCTCTCATCTTCTTCTCGACTTCGTTACGTGTATCGCCGTAAGCTCTGCAGTTTGCGCCGTTAGCGACGAAGAGCGGAGCGTCGATAGTGTAGACATGTCCGTTCTTGATCAGATCAGGCATATATTTGATCAAGAAAGATAAAATTAAATTTACAATATGACTTCCGTCACTGTCTGAATCGCACATAATTATAAGCTTGCTGAATCTGAGCTTAGACTCGTCATACTGATCGAGAACGCCACAGCCGAGTGCAGCCGTCAGGTCCTTGATCTCACGGTTTCCGTCTTGCTCTGAACCCTTCTTTGTGGATCCGAATAGCTGGGTCTGTGTAGCCTTGGCAGCGTTGATGATCTTTCCGCGAAGCTTCAGACAGGCTTGGAATCCCTCACGAGCTTGCTTGAAGTGACCGCCAGCAGAGTCTCCCTCCACTACGAACATCTCAAGGTCGTCTACGTTTCTGTACTTTCGTCTGTCCGCGTCAGAGAACTTCTCGGAGATGTACTTAGCAGCGTTGTTGATATTCTTGAGGCCTTTCAAGAGATCCTTGTCGGCCTTCATCTTCTCTTTCTTAGCATACATCTCTTCAGCATACTTCACGATTCTTTCCAAGAGGCTCTTGTTCTTCTTGAAGAATGCGCGTAAGGGCTGTTCTAGGAGATTCATCACGTCTTCCTTGGCCTCTGCCGACGTGAGCTCGTTCTTCGTCTGAGACTGGTACTGCGGCTCTGCCATCTTGTAGTGGATAGCTCCTACTACGCCCTCTAGAATGTCCTCGTTAGCGATCGGCTTCTTAGAGTTCTCCTTTACGATGTCGCAGATGATCTTCTTGAACCCAGCTAGATGAGTACCGCCCATGTCTGTGTAGACGATGTTCACGTAAGACTTGAAGGAGCTGCCGTCTCTTTTCGTAAAAGCGATCGCAGCGTCGATATTCTCTGCCGTGTATGAAAATATGTGCTCGTACTGTTTTCCGTCGCGGACAAGCTCTGTAAGGCCCGTTTCGCTGTAGTATGAAGTGACCTGATCGTCAACGTGCAGTTGAATGCTAAGCTTAGGACAGAGGTACTGAATATCTTTCAATTCACGCTTGAGCCTCTGGATATCCATTTCGATGCCGTCTTTGAAGATCTGACTGTCAGGCTTGAACTGGACGATAGTGCCAGTCTTCTTGATGCAGCTCTTGAACTCTGACGGCAGTTCAGCAGAGATGACTTTTCCGTCTTCTATGCCTCTCTTGAACTTCTGGCACATCCAGGATTTAGCTCGATTGTTATTCGAGTACGCGATCATCCACTCAGAAAGCGCATTGAGCGCAGTTATTCCTACTCCGTTCTTGCCGGATGAAGTCTTATATACATCATGGTCAAATTTACCGCCTGAATGCACTTTTGTGAATACTGCTGTCAAAGCGTTCATCCCTATCTTTTCGTTCATTCCGGTAGGAATCCCACGACCATTGTCTATAACAGTGCATACATTCGTCTTAGTATCATAGAAGATGTATAAACTATTATTGAAACCTCCTAGATATTCATCTAGCGAGTTGTCGATGATTTCTCTCAAAATGCGGAATAGCGCTGGAGAGTATTTACCAGTCGTTGCACCGACGTACATGTCTGGCCTTTTTCGGATAGCCTCTAGTCCATCAAGAACTTCAATAGCGTTAGCGTCGTAATTTTTAGGCATTGAAGTCCTCCGGCCTCTTGTCTGCGATTCGATCTGCGTAGTCTCGTAACTCTCGGATAGTGATCTTCCACTCGTCCGGTCTGAGAAGAGGAAGATTGTCTGCGCTGATATAGTCCTCTTCAGCAAGAACACACTGGGCGATGCTCTCCATCGCTCTTCTGATGCACGGCACATCTTCGACCTCGCAGAACCGCTCCATCTTCTTGATGAGAACAGGTCTGTGCTCGTCTACGCATACCGATATGTTGTACAGAGTATTCAGGTTTGCTGCATAGTGGTTCAGATAGAATACTGCCTTTCTGACGTCTTCAGCTGGAAGTTTCTTGCTCTTGTATCGAGCTAGGTACTTGAATGCGTTTCCGAGGTCGAAATTGAGATTTCCTGTTACTTCGATGACTTCGATGCCTGCTCTATTGTCACAATAATGGGAAGGATGATTTACGCTGTCGTTGTTCATGATGTTAATAAGTTGTTCAGATCGTTAATTCGTCTAGATTAGACCAGATCGCCCATGTCGTACTGCTTAGCCGCAGCTCTCATCTGCTTGTTTCGCTGTGCTGCTATGGCCATTCTTCTCTCTTCTTCGATCTTTCGCTTGATCTCCTTGTTTCGATCAATAGCCCACATGATGCGGTAAGGCAGAGCGACGGCAATGACTAAGCCTATAAGAGCGAAGAAGTATGGAGCAATTAGCCTCACGTATCGCATCGGAACTTCTCCGAAGAGTCCGATGCAGCACATGACGGCTAAGTAGAAGAATACGACTAATGCACTCGTGATGACGTACTTTTTCTTCATTTCTAAGCTCTCTCGTAAGTTTCATTGAAGATGTCGGGCTTGCAGAAGTAGAACTCTCCCTGAACTCCTTTGATGACGAAGTCTCCCTTGGAAGCAGCGTGCTTTGCCTTGCTGTCCTTTCCATCTTCGAGAGTCACGACGACCAGTTCATCGTCATCGAGCTTGACATTGTCGCCTGCGAACTTCTTGACTGCCTCGAAGTTCTCGCCAGTCCACTTGATAGCCTCGATGACGACGGGCTTCTTACGGAACTTGACGGGTTCCTTGTCGCATTCTGGATTCTTGGATTCGTTTAGCCAACTCGTGAATGACATAAGTATCTCCTTAGAATATCTTTCAGTTAGATGCCGAACATGCCAGTTCTGGACATGCCGTTAGCCTGCTCAGAAGTGTTCTCGAGGAACTCGTCTGCGTGTTCGCCCTCTTCGAGGACCATGATGATCTCTGGCTCTTTGCAGATCCATACATCCTTCTTCTCGCCGTTCTTCTCATAGTCGAGATGGAGAGCTGCGATGTTGTTGATGATGACGCGGTCGCCCTCTTTGACGCCCGGAGCACGACGCTGGCCATCGGGATAGTAGCGGCCAGGGCCGACCTTGATGACAGTTCCCTCTACGAGCCCGATCGTCTTGTGAGCTTCAGGAATGTAGATTCCCTTGACTTGAACCTTCTTTGGAACTTCGATTGCGATCTTGTCGTCTACGATGATCATAGTTTTTCTCCAGTTTAGTAGAATACACGCCTCACAGAGGCGGTCTTTAGATGAATATACAAATTTATTGTGAAGTTTGAATTCGTATCAGAAATTGATCAAGAATTCCTTCTTGTCTAGCTTGTGGTGGGGCGGCTTGTCTGGACTTCCGACCGAGTTAGAGATAGACAGGATTTTCTTGCCGTCTATCGTCACTTCACCCTTGAACTGGTCATGAAGATGTCCAGAGTGCCAGATCGCTCCATCTGGTAGCTTCTCTAAGATCTTCGAACCGTCGAATGCAGACAGCCCGTAGTCAAGTCCCTTGGACTCGAGCTCAGAGTTTCTCTCGATCAGCTGGATCGCTGGAAAGTGAGTGATGAGGATGTTCGTCGTCTTGCTTATGCTTCGACCCACTGCCTCGTTCTCGTACTCGGCCATCTCGTTGAAGTCTGTCGTCCAGCCGAGCTTGAAGTTCTGGTAGTCTTTGCCGTTCTGCCACTTCTCGAGCATGTGTTCAGAATCCGAAGTAGCCGATCCGTCAGCATATCCCATGCCTCCGCAGACGTACTTTCCGTTCCAGAACTTCTCAGCGCCCTTGAGAACGTCTAGCATGTCGACTCTCTTTCTCTCGTCGAAAGTAGCTGTGTGCAGAAACGTCTCGATTCGCTCTCGCTTAGAGTAAGTGTCGAGACCACGATTTAGGTCCTCTTCGCTGAGGCGCATCTCGTGATTGCCATATACGTAGAAGATGTGCTGGTACATGTCGGACAGCACTTTGAAAGTAGCGTATATCGAGTTCACTGAGCAAGCTACGTCTCCAGCGACGAACAGACAGTCCGCTGGAAGACACCATTTCGCCAGCAGCTTCTTGTACTGTGCAGTGTTGGAGAAAGCAGACTGCGTCTTGATCCACTGGTCGATATGGAGATCGTTGATGAAGTAGCCGGTCATATTCTATTTACGGTCTCGCTTTCTCGCTTTCTCGCTCTCTATCTCTCCTTCGACTATGTCCTTCCAGCGGTTACGAATTCTCTCAGCTTCTTCGACCTCCATTCCGTCCATGTAGTCCCGGGCTTTTTCGACGGTATAGAAGTACTCGTGCATGATGGATCTCATCAGCTCTTCGTCTGGCTCTTGGAACTTCTTGTAGATCTTGCTCGTGAAATAGTGCTTCTGGCGTCTCAGAGTGCAGCACATGAGTTCGTAGAAGTCTTTGTCGCTCAATTCGAGCTGAGAGATCACGTTGAAGATGGGAAGATACTCTTCATAGGTCGAGAGCCACCTCAGAATCATCCACTGGCTCATCGAGCTCTGCTCAGCTTCAGTCAGACTCTCCCACGGGCACTTGTCTCCGCCCATGTGGTCGACTAAGCTGAAGAACGGGCTCTTTTTCTTCTCGGTCTTTCTCTCATCAGCTCTCGGCTGGGGATTCGACAGCTTCAGCTGCTTCCTGAAGAGTGCGATGCTCGATTGTCGTCTTTGCATACTTCATGTCCTCTGCGATCTTCTGCATGAGAAGCGTCGCTGCGCTCGAGTACTCGCTCGTCTCGAACACGTCAAAAATAACAACTTTCTGCGCTAGCTTAGACATCATCCTGACACGAAGCTCTTCGTCATCCGGCAGTCCCAGATGCTCATCGAGATCGATAGCTAGCTCATCATACCGTTTAGCGGCGTTTAGAGCCGATTTACGGGACGATTCATCATAACCAGGTGGGAATACATATACCGCTAGCTTAAACGTCTTAGAAGCGGCTTTCTGGCGCTTTAACAGCTCATCGTCGGATAATGGATGATCTGGGAACGTCTTCAAGAACTCGACTAGCTCAGTGAAGTCGTTCCCGAAGCGCTGGCCTCGCTCTATGAACTTGACCTCGCTGTCTCGTATGCCGACAGTCAGTGGAA